AATCCAGATTCTGGGTGCTTAGCAGAAGCTTGAGCAACAGGACCGTGGTCAAACAATGGAACTTTAACTACGTTCACTCTGTGACCATCAATGTGATCGTAAGAAGTGAAGTAACCAGTAATTCCAAGATTACGACCGCTACCTGTGATGAACTTAGCTTCAGTAGTCTGGAGGTAAGAGTTGCCTTGTGCTCCACCAGTAGCATAGTAGTTACGCAGAGCCTTATCGAACTCACGTGCACCCCCAATACCAGTGTAGAGAGTAACTTGCTTATCAGTAGCATCAGTCATGCCGTAGAACAAATCACCGATAACATCCTCAATCTTCTTTTGAGTCAAAGTTGAGTAAGTATCCTTGTTGATGATTTGCTCAAACAAACCAGGACCAGAGATTACTGGTTGACCGTTCTCATCGAGCATCTGGTTAGTACCCTTATCATCATAAGTCTTTTGACCATACCAGTAGTACATCTCACACTCTTCCTTAAACTTGAGCATGTGACGGTACTCTTCGTAATCCATCCACAACTTAGTAGTTTGTCCATCCTTCATTGGGAGAGTGAACTGAGCTACATAGTCCTTAGCGTTACCTGCGAAGTGGTAAGACTTACGTACTGTACCGATCTTAGAACGTACGAGACCTGGAGCAGTCCAGTTAGATGCATTACCACGAGAGAAGTCAATCCCTACGTTAGCATACAACATACCCCACAATGCACCTGCGGCAACATCAGTAGATGGGACAGTTGATACGTCAGGAGATACAATCTTCAAAGTGTACTTGTACCCACCACCGTCAGGAGTTGGTTGCTCCATAATACGAGCAAGTACCCCAGACTGAGATACGAGAGTGTATGGGAAGATGAACCACTTGTCAGGGAAAGTAACAGTAAACATAGAACCACCTGCACCAGTACCTACAGATGCAACAACTGGACGAACATTTACTTCATGAGTTTTAACTCTGTACTCATACTCAAAGCGATCAATAGAGCGAGTGTTACCCACACCTTCAGTCAAGAAAGACAATGGGAACTTCTTCTCCTCACGACCTGCGAGGTGAGTAATAATTGGGGAGAGTTCTTCTGGTTTCTCCATAAGCGCATTAACCAACGAGTTAGTGTCGGTCATCTGCTGATCATTGTAATAGGTCTTTAAAACCTGCTGTAAAGCCATGATATTCTAGATTTTAATTTTAATTGTTTTGTATATATTAGAAGAGAGCATTTAAATCCAGATCATCTGTATCAAATTGTCTCTGTCGGCGTTGGGTGCGTCTGGCGTTTTTAACCTGCTGCTCATTAGAGACAATCCTTTCTCTCAATGATTGAACACTCTTTGTTCTAGCTCTTGTGTTGATGATGTCATCAAGTTTAAAGCCATTGTACATTAAGTAGTCCATAGCAAGTTTAACTTCTAATTCTGATTGACTGTAATCTAAATCTCTTTGAGTCTCCCCATTAGGACCTACAGGCTCAGAGATGTAGTCAAAGAATTTTGCTTTTTGATTGTCTGGGATACGTACCCCAGCAAACTCATTCCCAGTCTCAATTCTATTTGCTACACCCTCCCAGAACTCTTCTGTTTCTTCTTGTTGTCTTTGGAACTCAGCTTGCTGCTTTTCAAACAACTCTTGACGATATTGTTCTTGTGCAGTAGCAAGCTCTTGTCTAGCCACTTCTGATTTGCTAAACAATGAACCTCTTGACTCCAATGATTCAAGCATATCTTCAATGAACTCATTGTCATGACCTTTTGCTTGAAAGTAATTTGCTAAGATGATACGCTGAGTATTCACATCCTCTTGATCAATCTCAACAGCAGAGAAATCTACTTGTGGATTGTGAGCCTGCATAAACTCTTCAGAGTTACCCCCAGACATTACGTAATCAAGATGTCTTTGTACCTCAGGGTACTGCTCAAACAATTGACTCAACTGTTCTTCTGCAGCCTCTTGTGACATATCTCTTACGAAATTTGTCAACCCTTCTACAGTGTCATCGTACTCATCATTTAACTCTAACCCAAGAGTATTAGCTATTTCGAAAATAACTCCTTGTCCTGCTGAATCTTCTTCAGCATCGTCATTTTCTGTTTCTTCGTACTCTTCTGTTTCTGACTCCTCTTCGTATTCTTCGGTTTTTGATTCATCTACAATGTCTTCGACTTCTTCATCTACCTCAGAATCAATTTTTTCAACCGTCTCCGGTTCTGCTGGCATAGTCTCCAGCCCATCCCCCAACATATCGTCAAAGGAGATTGCGCTGATATCTAACTTGTTTTCTTCCGCCATTTTACAAATGTATTTAGTTTGTGTTTTAGTTTACTTGTTTAATTTGCTTTTATAACTGTTGTTATAATATATCACTTCCTTCGTATTTTACGTTCAAAATACTTCTTTGTTCCTCCGTATTTCTTGCTATCCAAAAACCCAGTCTCATCTTCTAATGCATCTAATGCATTTGCACTGTTTATTACGTGTCTCCCAACATTATTGTAAAACTCAATTCCGTAATATTTTAGTGGCTTCTGAGCTTTCTTAGCTAGATTAAACGTAAATTTTGCTTTTCCAAGCATTGGTACAGCCCCAAGCATATCTACTGCTTCATCTAAATTTGGGTACGACGCGCCTCTATCTTGCATAGAGTTCCATGCACGATAAGCATCATCCCAAGATGATACTCCTGTAGGATCAAATGCTTCTACAGCATTTTCAAATGTAGAATCGTCTTGAGAATTGTGAGTTTTCACATCTCTCCAAAAATCCATTGAGTCGTAAGGTCTTTGCCTAATCGTGCCCTCATCTCTAACCATTGGAGTTGGGGTAGCTGGGTTTAAAGCAACTTGTGGTGAAAGAGGTGTACTGACTCTAGTATTATCTGATGCAGCTGTATAGGGAGGATCAGTAGGTCCCCCATCTTGCATCTTGCGGTAATTACTAAACATATCTAATAGAGATTCCTTTCTATCAGATAGCCTGTATTCATTTAGTAATTTACGTCGCTCTGCATTAGTCATTACACAAGAAATTTAAATCTCTTACTCCCCGTCTGGGGTTAGGTCATTTTCTTTATCCAATGCTTGTTGCTTAAGGTCAAGTTCTCTCTCCTTGAGTTCAAATTGTTTCATCATCTTCTCAAGATCTAAGTTTAACTTCCCTTCAACATCCTTAGCTTCAGCATTAATCAAGGCAATCTCAATATCCTTCTGTCTGTCTTTTTCTTTCTCAAGAGATTCCCTCTCTACTTTAGCTTGCTCCATCTGCATCTGCTGTTGTTGCATTTGCATCTGAGCTTCTTGTTGTTTCTGAGCAAGTTCTTGTTGAGCTTGTTCTGCTTTACGCATCTTATCTTTCAACCCAGTAAAGCTATCAGTATCAAACAATTCCATAACTGCAGATGCTGGCATCCCGTTCTGAACCATAGCTTGAGACATCTGACGTGCTTGATTGAGATTGTCTTGATCCTTACCTGCATCAGATACGAATACACCGTACTCTGATTCCATATGCCCTAAAGAATCTAAGTCTAAGAACTGTGCTGTGGTATCAGGCATGAAGTACATTGCTGACTTCCCATCTATCCACGCCTCCTTCGAATAATCCAATAAGCCTTGGAGTTCTCTTTGTTCAAATCGTGCAAATTTCCTGAAAAGATCTTCAGTAATGTGCGACGACTGAACAATGGCTTGTTGACTTGTGGACTTACCTTCGTATGTCCCGATTGTTCCTTGACGTTGTCTGTTGACTCCTGAGATTTTTTCCCACTCTTGCATGATTGATTCAAGCAAGACGATGTACTGCTCAATTGTCTTAATCGACATATCGAGTACAGATTGATGCTGGGGAGAGAGCATAACACCCTCTTTATTGTAGTCAACCCATGCAATACCAGTTCCTTCAACATAGTACATGAATTTATCCATATCCCATTTCTTTGGGATCATGTTGATATCAAACTGAGCAATGATATCCTTAGACCTAGCAATAGCTAGTTCCATTCTGTACTTGAAGATATTGTAGTTCAGCTGATATGGAATCCCAAGCTGTACAAGAGAGACATTGTTTGAGTTAATATCTGAATACTTCCTCCCATTAACTGGGAGTTTACATCTTGAAGGATTGTCAATAGAAGTACGTTGATTTGGGATTGGGGAGATGTTTACATAAAAGCGCCCATCAATCTTTGTCCCTTCCCACACTTCATTTACCCACTCCCAATTCAACTTAGCTCCTTGTTCTTTGAGTTCTCCTGGGAGTCTGTAAGTCTCATCAACTTCAAACTCCTCAAGTTGACCAGTATTTTGGTCAATGTACTCCACAAACCCAATTCTCTTACGAGACTTCCAATAGACAGTAACTACTTCAACAAGTCTGTTTCTGTAGATATTGTCATCGGCACCTGAAGCTTCTGCTCTGTATAGAAGATACGAATCAACAGAGTTTTGCTGTGGGTTCTCTAATTCAAGTACTTGCTCAGCAGTTAAGTAATCATTGTAGTTATCAATGACTGTAGATGCATGGGCATATCGTCTAATAATTGCCCAATCCCCATCCTCTACAAACTCTACATCTGGGTCTTTATCATAGTCAATGTCGAGAGTGTTGAGGATCTCATAGAATGGTTCCCTGTTTCTAACCCCCTTGTGAGAATAGCATTCCCCTGCAACTAAGAAGTGAAAGAATGCTTTTTGAAACTTATCATATATCTCTTGGTCATACATGATGTAGTTAAGAGCAGCTTGTCCTTTGATTGCTCTATCATCTACATACGTACGCTCGAATTGCTCAATGATTTGTTTTGGGAGTTGGGGCTCTTGCTGTTCACCCTCTAATGCTTGTAAGAACATTTGCTCTGCAGTTTGCAGTATCTTGTTCTTTTTGGCTTCTTCTTTGAGACTTACTGAGTCAGCATTCTTAACTGCTACTGAGTAATTGAGTGGTCTCTTTGATTTCTCCCCAAGCAACAAGTCAATGATAGGCTTAATGATTGGGTAGTTCCTAAGTTTAGATGGGAAGTTCTCCCTAGTCTTACCGTAAGGTTTGATTACATACTTGTAGTCAAGTTCATCTATCTCCCCATTGTAATAATCATACAATTGTTTGAGAGCATTGCGACGTTCACTTAACCCAAACTTAGAAAGATTTATAAATGCATCAACACACTGTTCTCTCCACTTTTCAGTTTTCTGCCTTAATGGGAGCCGTTGTTGAGGTATTTTTGCATCTCCGTACATTCTTGTAAAGTTACTAAATTATCTATAGTTTTTATCAAACCAATCATCTTGAGATCTATCGTCTATAGTTTCTAGGACTTCTTTATTATATAGCTCTCGTGTATGGTACATCCCAACCATAAAAGCCATCACTCTGTCGAAGTTACCTTTGTGATTGAATTTGATTAATTCTTGCAATAATGCAGGATCATAAATAGTATGCAAGTTTAACGTAACATTCCCATCCTCATCTTGACCTCTAGGTGATATTAACCAGTCTCTTATATATAGCTCACCCTGACGCTTACGTTGCTCAGTCATGTGCATCCCATACTGACGACGTACATTCCTTGATTGCAATTCTCTCTTATCAAGCATCTCAAACTCTTCCTGCAGTTTGTGTAGCTTTCTGTATCGTTTTGCATAAGCTATTAATTCACCTCTATCATTCTCAAACCCAATCTTAGCATTGTAGAAGTCTGCAAGCATAAAGAGTATTCTGTTGTACTCATCTTGAGTATCTGGGCGACCTATATAACTTGCTACAATTAAGTCATCCGGTTTTGATAGATTGTTAGGTCTCTTGATAACATACGCAGCTCCGAGGGACTCATTGTTAGATGACTTCCCTTGTGCATATGGGTCATGACAAATGATGTATAGATTGTGTGGGACCAATCCTTCTTTTGTTTTGTATGGGGTATCGTACACGATAACTCCTCCTGTAATGTTGTCATCTTTTCTATGTGGGAATTTAAGGACTGGTTTAATTGAAGGGTCAGGTCTAAATTTAACCTCATCCCCTTTGTGATACAATATCCCAGGTGTCCCATTCTTTTCAAGGTTATGTGCCTTGACTCTGTTATATTGTTCCTTTAATGAACTTACATCAAAGATGTTAATAGTAGTCTGAAGAGTAGCTTCTTGTGGGGTGAATGGGTGTTCAGCTATATACTGGTCAAAGCTCTTGGGGTCATTGGCTTTCTTCTTATTCTCTCTAGCTGCTTCTTCAAACTCTTTGGCTTTATCAATCAACGAGTTCCCGTCATCATCCATAAACCCGTCCAAGTTTTGGTAGATAGGGACAAAATACCCACACTGAGTTCCCATTGCTCCTGCATCCCATTCATTGTCAAATGCTAGACAATTGTATGCATCTGGGTGATAGAACAGCTCTTCTAATGATCCAAACCCTTCACCTTCCTCACCACCTGTACCGAAAGCAATCATTGTCCCAAGTGTCTTAGAACCTTGTTTCATCGTAGGCATTGCAATCTCCCATGCAGTCAGAAGTCCTGAGAATGAGCCTGCTTCTTCAAAGAATATAAGTTCCCCTGCCTTACCTCTTACTTTGTGTGGATT